GTTTCCCAGTCACGATCTGGTAGGGCTGTTACATATACAGGATTATCAAATGATCTAGCAAATATTGAAATCCCTGAAACAGTTGAGCGCGCTTTAACACGTCAAATGACAACTTCTTTAGATCGTGCTGCGATGGATGCTTTTAAAGCGGCTAAAGTGAAAGCAATTCCTGATGCGAGCGCTTCTTTAGTTTTTGATACTGATGGGACTCCAAGCACAACAGCTGCTGTTAATTTAGAATACTATCACGTCGAACAAATTCGAGATTATTTAGTTAGCACTTTATTAGCTCCTCCTTTTGTTGGGGACGAGTATTTTTGCTTAGCTTCAACAAAAGCACTTCGTGGGTTAAAGCAGGATCCTAAGTGGGAAGAATGGAGCAAGTACACAATGCCAGAGGCAAAGGCCACTGGTGAAGTAGGAAAAATCGAAGGGATTCGATTTGTAGAAGTTGCAGATACTGGTGCATTAAGCGCAAGCAAAGGAACCGGTGGAGTTTTAGGCGAAGCTGTTTTCTTTGGAGCTGATGCAGTAGCTCAAGCAATGGTAGTTGTCCCTCATTTACGCCATGCAATTCCTTCTGATTTCGGAAGAAGCAATGCAGTTGCTTGGTATGGCATTTTAAAGTGGGACATTATTTGGGACACTGCAAACTCGGGCGAAGCTCGCGTTGTGCATTTAACATCTGCTTAATTTAAGGAGTACTAATATGTATCAAAGAAGAATGACATGGAGTGCACAGGTAGTAGATGTTTTGAGTGCTACTGGTGACCATACTCAAATATTTGCACCTGGAATGCGCGTAAAAGTTCATGCTGTAGGTGTATTAGTTAGCGTTGCCACTACTGGAGCTAGTGCGGTTGTAAAATTTGATCGTACTATTGCTGCTACTCGTGGTGACGGTGACGGTGGTGTTGTTACAGTGCCAAACTTAGCAGTTAATCAGGCTGTTATTGACACTACATCCACAATTTTCCCTTATGTTTTAAACGCAGGCAGTTTTATTACCCCAGAAGTAACAACAGCTGCAGGCGCAGGTTCAGGATTTTATTTTATTATTTATGAACCTCTAGAGGAAAATGATGCAAACGACGCCAACGTGCAGGAGTCTGCTTAATTAAAAAATAACGGGGCGGTATAAAAACCGCTCCGTTTTTAAACTATGGAGGTTTAAAATGCCTGATATTGCAGCATCTAATGTTACGCATACTAGAAACAGAGTAGATAATTTAAATGGAACTAAAGTTTGGTATGGCAGTGTGTCTTTTGGCAATGGTTCTCTTACTTACCCAAGTGGGGGGATTCCTTCAGCAAAAAATGTTTATGGTTTTGCAAAAAGGATTTTGTCTTGGGAAGTTGTTGAAAGCAATGGAGATGCTTTGCTTTATGAATATGACATCTCAGCAGAGAAGATTCGTGCTTTTTTCCCTACACAGCAAACTGGAGCAACAGGCAATAGAGCAGGAATCGAGTTTACTGGTGGATCTACAGCGCCAACAGCTACTGTTTTACAAGTAAAAGCAACCGGTTTTTAAATAGAAAGGAAGCTTAGATGTTTGATAGAAAAGTTCATCATTTTGATGCTAAAGGGAATATGGTAAAAAGTACTCCATTTACAGAGCATATTATTCATGGATTGCCAAATCTAATCGTTCAAAATGGTAGGCTTTTAGATATTCAAGGGAAGGATTACCCAATTGAAATTTTACCTTTACACTTAAAAGAAAGGTATTGTCCTCATATTTTAGTTAAAGCTCCTCAGAAGCTGTTAGACGAGAATAAAGAAGAAGCATCTAATGAAATTAAAAGGCCAGGTCGCCCCAAAAAGAATCAAGTAGAAGGGGTTTAAAGGAGATAAATAATGTCTTTTTTTAGACGACCAAATATCTGGAATCATACGCACTACCCAGAAAAGTCAAAGACTGCTATTGCAACAGCGCCAACTGGAAGCCAGCTTTCTTTTATAAGCGCTGTTTTGAGTAACAGGTCTGGAGGTGCTATTTCAATGGGAATCGGATTTAAAACAGACGATACTCGTTGGAAAGCTGGCCAATGGGTAAACGGTTCTGCAACTTATACAGATGACACTACAGACGCACAAGATTCTGGTACTAATGATTTTGCATTGACCACAACTACAAATAACGATGGTTTTATTATTCAATCGTTAGATAAGTTTGGGATAGTGGGAATTCAAGTAACAACTGCCCAAGCTGGAACACCAGTTTATGAATACAACTATTGGAATGGCTCTGCTTATGCTTCTTTATCAACTTTAGAAGTCCCAGCAAGTTATGCAGTAGGTGAAGTAACTATTGCCTTTTCTCCTCCTTTAGATTGGGCGCCAGTGGCGGCAGGCACTGCTCCGGCAACAAGTGGCATGGACGTTGGTAAATACGTTATTAGAGTTAGAGCAACGACAGCGCCTTCTACTGCTCCATTAGCATCTCTTATTTGGGTCTCAAGGTTTTTAAGTTTTAAGACAGCAGTTGCGACAGATACTCTATTAAACATTATTGCTTCAGACACGCAAAGAGGATTTATTTTAAACGGCGGAGAAAGTATCGTTCCATACTTTCAAACAGCGAATGCAAATAATTCAGTAGAAGTCGAATACTACATTAGGGGGTAATATGCCTAAAATTGAACATGGTTATTATGAAAAAGCTAAAGATTATATGCAAGTTGTAAAGGAAGCAAAGGCGCATAATACAAAAATGAAAATGCCCGAAGCTCCTAAAATGCAGAAACAGCCTGTTACTCCAACTAGACTATTTAAAGATGTAGTAAAAAAATAATTGGAGGTTTGGGCGGCGGTTAAAAATAAAGATCGTCTATTCAGCCAGGCACTTTGTAATACATCGCCGCTCATTAAATTATGGCTAATTTAAGAAGTGTTACAGATTGCATTCAATACATGATGTTTAGAGCGGGAGAAGACCATACCGACTCAACAGGCGATTTTTATCAAAAAGCACTTGAATATTTAAATCTTACTCGTCTTGATTTATTTAAGGGTTCTAGTCCATTAAAAAGCGATGCCCATGTTGCATTTAAATGGGCCATAAAGGAGCCTGCTGGTATATTTATAATCCAACCAATATATCAGACAGGAACAGTTCAAGTTACAGATGGCTCTTCAAGTATTACATTTTCAGTGGCTCCTACAATCTCTTTAACTGATTATTATTTATCAATTGATAATGTTGAGGATGTTTTTAGGATATCTTCGCATACAGTTGGTAATGTAATGGCTACTATTGATGTTGAGTATACTGGGACAAGTAGTTCATCAGCTACGTTTAAAGCAATGCCGCTAATCTACACATTAGGAAATAACGATATTATACGATTAATATCTCCTATAAGGATTTACAGATCTGCAGTCGATAATAATGACCAAAAAATATATGGAATAGTTGAAGATAAATTTGATCTTTTATTCCCTATGAACAGGATAAAGCAGGGAGTTTCAGAGGCATTTAAAATATTAAGTCAAGTAGATAATAATACTAAAATACAAGTTTCAAAGTATTCAACGGAAAAGATAAAATGTGAATACAGATACATTTTAATGCCTGGAGATTTATCTACTAGTTCTTCTGATAGTGAAATAAAAATTCCAAGAGAATATAGGCAGGGCTGGTGTGAATGGGCTCTTGCTTTATTGCAAGAAGATAAGACAGATAACAGGCAACAGGGGTCTTTAGATAAAGCGCAACAATGGTTCAATACTATGGTTAAAGATTACCTTTACAGTGATCAAGAAATTGATCCTCTTTTTAATCATATTATTTCAAGAGAAGACGATTATGCATTTGGTGAAGATAGGGTTTTAAGAACTTCATCGGGGTTAATAATTGGATGAGCTATAATGGGTTTAAAGATACTTTGTACATGGGAGAAGGCGGCTTAGATTTAAGTCGTAATAAGACTGCTATTGCGAGAAATAAGCTTATATTTTCTGAAAACATAGAGATTATTGAGGGCATGACTGGTAAGGAAGGTGGATCAACTAATGCAAATAGTTCTGCAATTAGTGGTAGTCCTTCAGTTATTGCAGGGATAGATTATTACCCAACGGCAGGCACTCAAAGACTTGTAATAGCAACATCTGATGGGAAGCTTTATAAAGACGACGGGACTTTTACATTTGGGACTACATTAAAAAGCGGCCTTGGGACTAGTAAAGTTACTCAATTTGTTGAAGGTGGAGCAGAGGCAACAGGAAATTCTAAACATTTATTTTGTTTTAATGGTAATGACCCAGTTCAAGTTTTAACAGCGGATGGAATTACTACTGCAAACATAGCTACACCTCCAGCTGATTGGACAGGCACAGCTCAGCCTGTCGCGGGGTGTTTACATAATTTAAGATTATGGGGAATCCGCAGTCATTTTCTTTATGGATCTACCACGACTAATCACGAAGATTTTACAGGAGCAGGAAGTCAACTTTTCCCTGTGTGGCCAGGAGAAGGAGAAGAGCTTTACGGGATTGTATCAGTTTTTGGTAGACTATTTTTATTTAAAAAACAAACAGGAATTTATTATTTAGACGACACAGATTTCGACTCGGCTAATTGGGTTGTTAGAAAATTAACTGGAGCAATAGGAATCGCATCTCCTACAGCTATTGCTTACACTAAACAAGAGGCTTTATTTGTCTCTGATGAGGGTGGAGTTCATTTATTAAGCGCAGTTCAAGATTTTGGTGACGTAAAAGCTTCAGACTTAACTGCTTTTCTTAACATTGAAAAAATAACAAAAGAAGAAATGAATAGAAATAGGATGCAGTATATCACTTGCGCTTACTATGAAGATAAAAAGCAAGCTTGGATTGGATACACTTCAAAAACAGGGACAACAAACGATAGGATTTTAAAGTTAGACTTTTCAAATTTAACAAATATTAAAGCAACAATTACAACAAAAGATAGTTGTGAATCTATTTTTATCAGAAAAAATTCATCAGGCTTAAGGAAGCCTTTATTGGGGACATCTACTGGATTTGTTAGAACAACAGACGACTCTAATAGAGCAGTTAACTCTTCTGCTTATATTGGAAGATTTCAGACTCCATTTCTTACATTTGAAAACGTAAGTCCTGAATTAAAAACACAAGCAAAGCTATTTGATTTTTTAGAAATCGAAGCTGCTCCAGTTGGCAACCATGCCATAGCAGTTGATGTTTTTATTGATGGGAATTATTTCCAAACTTTATTTTTTAATATGGGGGCGCAAGGAGGGGCTTTAGATAGTTTTATCCTCGATACGGACAGAGTTGATGGGACAGGAATAACTAATAAAAAGAAAAGATTATTTGGGAGCGGCAGATCAATTAGCTACTCTGTATATAACTCAGGATTAAATCAAGATTTCCAAATTGCAAGCTTAACCACATACTTTAGAGTTGGTTCAGAGGATTTAAGATAATGACAATAAAAGAAAAAATTCAAGAGAGATATAATAATTCTAAAAATAGTATTTTACCTGAGAATATAAAAAGAAATAATCATGGCGCTATTGAAGAAGTAAATTGTTGGTGCTGTGGCGCAGTAGTTGCTGGATGGGTAGATAGTGAAATAACTAAAACAGAGTCTGTAAATGGAGTTCATAAAGTTTATATAAGGCAGCGTTTTACGCAATTTGGGAATTATACAAAGGCACAATATGTTTTATCAGATGGGTCTAACTATACACCAATAGTTTGTAAAAATTGTGTTGATAATTGCGATATGCAAACAGGAGAGAGTATTTATTCAAGAGATTTAATGATTAGAATGAAAGATGGCGTTGAAGAAAAAGAATTAGAGAGATTATCACTTCTAGAAATAAGGGAATTAAAAAATGCCAGGTAATTACACAAGAGTTAAGACTTGGTCTAGTGGAGAGATCTTAACAGCAGCAGATTTAAATGCAGAGTTTAATAACGAAATAAATAATGCAATACCAAGCTCAATAGACGATTATAGTACTAATGCAGCTCAAATGCAGTCTATTGTTAGTCCTGGAGACGTTGGCACGGAGTCATTAGCGACTAGCTTGTCTGGAGAATTAGAAAGACTTAGATATGTTTTAAACAGAATGATAGGCGGCTCTCAATGGTATAGTGCCCCACCTTTATCTTTAACTGATATTGCACAGTCATCTAAGAAGGTCGCCTTTGCTTTAGAGTTTGAAGGAGCGAATGGTGGGGCTTCTACTACCACCGATGTTGTAGCTAAAACTGTTAATCTTGGGGCAATTATTAATCCAATGACTTGGTCTAGTGCGGACTTCACCACTTCTGATCTTGATTCTACTAATAAAAAATTTGGCGCTTATAGCTTTACACTAGGCGCAGGTAATGCAATTGCATTTAGCGGTGAGCATGGGAATCCTTTTAAAGGGTCTTTTAGTGCTTGGTTTAGAAACTTAGCAGCAGGCGATTATATTGCTTATAATCCTCTTTTAGGAATTGAGTTGTATTTAGACTCTGTTACTAGTTTTCTAACTTCTAAAATTACTGAAAGAGTAGCAACGTCTGAATCTGTTAAAAGAACTAAAACAGTTGTCGGGGCAAGCTCTAGGGCAGGAGACGCTACTTTTAGAAATGTTACAACAAAATGGAGATGTAACGATGAAAATGGTGCAAGCACGGATTTATTACAACTAGAGTTTTCAGGGACTGACGAAGGGACACAATTAAATACACAAGATATAGATATAAATCCTGGTCTTGGCGGCGTTTGGTTTTTTGGTGCTAAAAAGAATGACCCTACTTGGGATCATGTTTATGCAGCCAATGGATTGCCATCAGCACACTCTGATGCCTGGACTAAAACAGGAACTTTTACTGAAGCGGCATCATCTGGGGCTTTAAATATGTCAATATCTGGCCTTACTGGTGCTCAACATTATAGTAAAACAAATAATATTGATCTTGATGGAATGACTATTGATTTTAAATTTAAATTAAATTCTGTAACTACTAGAGGAGTAATATTAGAAGATCGTGTTTATGTAATGGTTAGAGATGATTCTAAAAACAGGTCGCACGCGATTGTTTTTAACGAGGGAGTAGTTAGTTTGGTTTTTGTGACTGGCGGTGCTCCTTCTGGGGCAAGCTCGATAAATATGTACGATATTTTAATTAATACTAGCGTTTATCATACTTACAGACTTACTTCAGTAGCTTCCGGAGCGGATTGTATAGTTTCATTGTTTATTGATGGCGTTAAAGTTTTGCAAACGACAAATCAATTAGCTGAAACTACTGCAGGAGATGTTATATTATTTGGTGGAAGTGAAGGTTCAAATTATTCTTATGATTTTAATATTGAACAATTTAGATATGAATCTAATGGGAGTACAACGGTTTATCCTCCTATAGCAGCTAACACTCAAGGAAACTTAGATTCAATAGGCATAACTAGTTTTATTATTTCGGATACTTCAATAACTGCGCTTCAATCAAATTCTTTTACGGATGTTTTTGGGCAAGAGCCAAGATATGGTGTTTATTTGCCTCCTACTATTCTTTTTGAAAGAAATGGCAATGCAGGGAATATTTCTTCTACAACTCTTACAGATTATGGACAACAAGTTTACTATATTGCTGGCGACGGTGTGACTGAATTAGGTTTTAGGTTTGGATCTAATATCCAAGGATCTGGCGGTTCTCCGGATTTTCTTGCTGCAATAGATGTGGATAATGACTTTGTTGGTGCAACAACTCCAATTGCTTACGGATCTGTTAGATTAGATTCAAATGTATCAGAGCAACGTCCTTTTATTGCTCATAGAACGGTTATTTTAAAACCTGGACTTCATGAAATTAGACCAAACGTTGCAGTAACTAGCAACTCTGTAATTATTGATGATGCAGAGCAAATATTCGAAAGGTATATTGTAAAGGATAAGAAGCTTGCATGAAGATAAAGGGAGTTAAAAGCAGAAAAGCTACAATGGAAGATATTGCACAAATATTACATTTAGCAAAAGAGTATTACGACGAGTTAAATATTAAAGAATATGGAAATACTTTTGACGCTAAATCAGTGGCTAGTCAGGCGGCAATAATGATTAGTAATGGGATAAATGCTTTATTTTTGGCTGAACACGAAGGTAAAGTTATAGGGATGGCTGGAGTATCTATTTGCCCTAGTTATTTTAATGTGAATGAGAATGCAATTCACTCACACGTTGTTTTTATAAAGAAAGAATACAGAAATAAGTCTGCTATTCGTCAGCTTGTTTCAAGCATGAAAAGTTGGGCAGAAAATAAACATTTGCCATGGCTTCAGAGACATTTAACAGTAGGAAAAAAAGATAAATTTACTTTTACGAGGATAAAAAATCATGTCTGATCCAGTAACAGCGGGGTTAGCGTTAGGAATTGGGGGGACTGTAGCTGGTGGTGTTGGCTCTTTTCTTAACGCTCCTAGCGGTCCTAAAGTTGCAGAGTTACCGCCTGAACTAGAATTAGAGCAAATAAGGATACTCCAGAATCAAATAAGCGCTTTTGAACAGGAAAGCGCCAGAACAAGTATCATTGCTGATAATTTACAGAGTAGGGCAAACATTTATACTGGGTTAGCCGATGGCTTAATCCCTGAACAAGCTGCAATACAAGCAATAAATAAACAAAATGAAGAGATTGCTCGTAATTTTGGTCAAGAAGCCTTAAGACAAGTACAGCTATTAAGCAATGATCAAGAAGAACAGTTAGACAGAAATTTAAGAGATACTATAAGGGCAGAAACTCAGCGGTTAGCCGGAGCGGATCCTCTTGCTATAGGGAAAGATCCAAGAGTAGAAGCGGAAATAACTAGAGGAAGGGCGCAATTAGAAGAAGAATTAGCTAGAAGATATGGTCCTGGCTATGCAGACACAGAAGCAGGCAGAAGGGCTTTTTTATCTTTTGAAGAAGGCGCTCAAAATCTAAGGTTTAATTCTGCAAGAGAAAGATCAGACCAATTAGGAAGATTATCCAATATTGCAGGTCAAACAGAAGGACAAAGACTAGCACAAAATCAACAAAGGCAATCGTTTGCTCAGTTTTTACTAGGAGGAAGGGAAGCTTCTGTAAATCAGTTAGGTCAAGCAACTAATTTAGGGTTACAAGCAGAATCATTAGGGCAGCAAGCATTCGCCAATGCAGCCCAAATAGGACAATCAGGAGTGCAGTTATCTCAAATCCCATTTTCAACTCTTCAATCATTTGGAAATCAAAACATTTCTGGAACAACAAGAAATTTATTAGAATCTGGTAGAGTAGGCCCAGGAAGTGTTTTTCAACAAACAGGCGGCATTTCCAGAGGGAAAACTGGCCAATTTAGAGAGCTAGTAAGTAGCGCAGAAAATCAAATAACTTCTGGTAGATTAAGAAATCTTAATGTTGGAAGGTATACTTTAAACAATGGCTTTCAGGTGTCTGGTGATCCTCAAAGTGCCTTAGATCGTTTGAGAAGCTTTAGACTTTTAGGGAGGCGTTAATATGCCTAGTAAGTTAGGAAGAGGATTAGAGGCGATTGGGCAAACTTTAACTAATACTTCTAGTTTAATTTTACAAGCAGATCAATTAAAGCAAGAGGCTGCAAATAAAAAACAACAAAGCGAAATATTAAAACAGCAAGTAGAAGCATCTAATTTAAACGCAGGACTAGGTATGCTGGACAGAATTACTTCTCTTGCTGACAAAGACAAAGCATTTGCAGATAAGTACGCGTATCTTCCGAAAGTAAAAAGTACTATTTCTAGGGGTTTTGGTGGAGATCAGGGGCTGAATGATGATCAATACGATTCTCTTATAGGGATTGCCAAAACAGCTACAGGAGCTACAAATCTAGGGATAGTTACTAAGCTTGCTAGACAATTAACTGATGGCACTTTTAACCCTGAAGATCAGACGCCTGAAAACTTACAGTTTATAAACTCTATTAAGAATAAAGATTTCGATACGGCATTGAGTTTAGTTGGGGCCTTGACAGACGTTAAGAAGGCGGCTGCCTTGCCACCTACTGCTATTCAAACATCACAAGAAATTGTGAATGACATCGACAAACTTTCTTCTGAATTTAAAACTAAAGATCCAACATTATCTAATGAAGCATCTTTTACAAAGGCTTTACTTCAAAGAAAAATAACAAGAAACCAGTATAATCAGTTAAGAAAAAATCTATCGCAAGCAACTGGGATAGATCCATTCAGTAATGTTACCGATGAAAAACAAACTTCAGTACAAAATACTAAAGATACCGAAATATATAACCCCGATGCGTTTAAGGAAGAAACGGAATTGAGGAAAGAGTTTGAAGCAAACAAGAATGTTAAAGACTTTGACGAAGTAAATTTTAGTTTTAACTCACTTGAAAAAGTGGCAAGTCAAAGGACAAGAGCAGCGGATATCTCTATTCTTTACAACTACATGAAAATAGTCGACCCAGGGGCAAGAGTAACTGAAGGGGACTCTGCCAATGTTAAAGAAATCCCAAATGTTCCTACAAGAATAGTGGGGCTTTATAATTCCGTAGTAACTGGAAAGGCAGCACTTGATGACAAAACTAGGAAAGAGATCATCGATGCAGCTAGGGCAAATTACTCAACCAAATTAAATTCATTTGAAGCTTTTGAGAATCGTTATAAACAGATCGCCTCTAAAAGAGGGTTAAATTACGAGAATGTAATAGTTAATAGGCCAAGAGTTAAAATAAAATCAGAAAATAAATCTGGTTCAGTTTTTGATGATTTGCTACCTAAGTAGGGATAAATAAATGGCAGATAGACAAACAGCTTTGGCAGTAATAGATAAATTAAAAGAAAGTGGAATATCTGATGAACAGATAAGAGAGCGTTTATCTCCATTAAATGAAGATCAAAGAAATCAGGAGTATGACAAGCTTGCTTTGAAATTCGGCATAGTACAAGAATCTTTTAAACCAGAGATAACTGATCTTGATACAGGTCGAGAACTAGTTAAGAAAAAAAATATTGGCAGCATTGGTGCCTTTGCTCGTGGTTTTACCGACGAAGCTACACTAGGGCAAGGTGCTGAAATAGTTGGTGCAGTTAGAGGTGGGATCAATGCTTTAAAAACTGGTGAATCTTTAGAAGTGCCAAAGGCTATTAAGCAAGAGGAACAAATACAATCTGCTTTAGAAGAAGATCGCCCTATATCTTCATTTTTAGGAAAAGCAACTGGCTTTGCTGCTGGCATTGGTGGACAAGCAGTTAAACAGGCATCTAATTTTGCGTTAAAAGTCATCCCTAAAATAACAGGTGAAGGAGCTAAAAGATTATATTCTAGGTTAGCCATAGAGGGGGCTGCTGCAATTGGTTCAGTTGGTGGAGCAAAAGAATTACTTGAGACTGGTGATATAAAAAAAACAGGAAAGGCAGCCATTGAGAATGCCGTTGCTGGCGCTGTTGGTAATGTAGCCGCACCACTAGCCATCAAGGGGGCTACTAAAGTAGTTCATTCTGTAATTCCAGATGACATTGTTTTCCAGTTAAAAAATGCCCCATTAGTTTCAAAGCTAAAGGGAAAAACACAAGAGGTATATTCCGCAGCAGAAAAGAAAATAGCACCTGCAGTAAATTCTGCTATTGATAAATATAATTTAACAATTAAAGAAACATCTAAGAAGCTTTTGAATAATTTAAAACTACTTTCTTCTGACAATCAAAATTTAAAATTATCAGCAGCAAAAAACATATCGGAAGGATTAGAAAAAGCCGGCGATGATTTAACTAAAACTTTTAATGACAGTATTAAGGTTGTTTTAGATGATGCAAAAGCAAATAATGTGGTTGTAAATCTTACAGATACTAGGAATAAAGTTGTAAGGTTTTTGCTTGATAATGGCGGTCTTGATAGAAAAGGGCAAAAGTTAACAGGTAGTTTATTTGTTCAAGAAAAGCCGAGACTTGCAGCGACATTATATGATTTATATGACCGACTTGGTGGCGGATTAGTATTCAAACGTGGCGAAGATTTTAACGTCAATCTTAATTTAAGAGATGCTCTTTTTTTAAAGAGAGACTTAGGAAGGCGTGCTAATTTTTCAAGAAATGTTACTGCTGAAAATGCTTATTTAAGAGAGCTATATACTCCTGTTAGGCAGGCATTAGAAAATGCCGACGAGAGGTTGATACCAATCAATCAATCTTTTGTATCAGCTAAAACTAATATTGATAATTTTAAATCATTAGTTGGAAGAAACGATTTAAAATTTGAATCGATTATCAATTCATTTGCTGGTGAAAATAAACAAAAGGCACTGGAAACATTTAGAGCATTCAAAGGCCAATTAAATGAATCAGTTGATAGTGCAATTAATCAAACAGAATCTTTTATTAAACAAAAGGCAAAAATAAAAGATATCGGTAAGTTTATAAACAAGCCTAAATTTGATGATGTTGATTACGTTTCCAAGATGATCGAGTTTGCACCTGAGTTAATTGAGGACATTCAATCAGCAAAGACCGCTGTAGAAATGACTAAGAAAACAAAGCAAGTATTTGGTAACACAGTTAAACCATCTACAGTAGAAAGGTTGTTTCGATCTCTCGATCAGAAAAAAGCAAGTGGACAATTAAATCTTTCTACAGCATTTGAATCTTTAGTCAGTGAAATGCCCGGTGGGCAAGAGGCGCTTGCATTATCTAATGCAGCTAGAACAGTTGACAGAATTTTTTTATCATCTGAAAGAGCAATAAATAGATATTTACAAGTCGTCAAAACTGAATCTTTAGGACAATTAATTGGCACAGGGTATAAAACATTGCTAGGGGACTTAATTGATGGGGGTTACAGGGCGATTTCTGTTCCTGGAGGGTTAATTGATAGTGTTATACAAGCTGCGCCAAATTCAATTAAATCATTTGCTGAAAAGAATGGATCTAAAAAAGCTTTTGATGTTTTTATTAAAACTGCATTAGGTAAAAAGATAGTTAAGAAAGTTGCAGAAGATAGAGAGCTTGAAAAGCTATTTAACGACGAGAAAGATTTAGAAAAAACAGGGGCAATAAATATTCAAGTAAATGACTTGGTAGATAATTCAATTGCACAGTCGATAAGGTAAGGGGTTAAGATGTGGTCAAAGGTGAAAATAGAATACAAGAATTTAGGCACACCAGAATCCGTGACTATGCGTGGATATTTTCCATATTGGGTCCTTGCCTCATGGGTATTGGTCTCGTTGGTAAGCATTATATTGATGGTTACCGACTGGATCAACTGGAAACAAGAGTCAAATCTCTTACAGAACTCGTCAGAAATATTGAACTCAAGCAAGAGCGAACAGACGCCACTATCGAGAGTTTTTACTCTAGACCCGATAATTTTGCACGCAACAGAGAAAGGAGGCAAAGATGAAAAAGAAAAAGAAGCCAAAAAAAATGGGGTACTAAATGAACGCTAAGGACTGGGCGCAAGTTAAGTACTTTAAAGAGACAGAAAATTGGGGCAGCAGTGATAAGATGTTGCCCTTTTTAATTTATGAGTTAGACGCCTATCGTGAACGCATTGGTATACCTATATTAGTAACTTCTGGCTGGAGACAAACATCAAAATTTGACAACTCTCAACACCCACTAGGTAGGGCTGTAGATATAATGTTTCCCACAGCAAAACTAGGCGACTTATTAGACCTTTGTTTTGAGGCAATGCGTTTTGATTTTACTGGAATTGGGTTATATAATTACTGGCAATTGAATGGTAAAACACTAGGCGGGTTGCATTTAGATTGCAGAAATGCAACTGACAGATCTTTTTGGATATCATACGGAGCTGAGAAAGATCAGTATTTAAAGTTTACAGTCGACAATTTAATTAAATATGGCTTTATACCAAAGCCATTAATAGAGTAGGAGCGATTATGTTAACAGCGTTGAAAGATTTATTTAAAAGCAAGAAGTTTTTATTAACTCTTGCAGGCAGTGTTGTCGTAACAATAATGGCACAATTACAAATATCACCAGATATTATAACAACCGTAGCTTCATTATTTGGTGTAAACATTGCTGGCCAAGGGCTTGCAGACTTCGGTAAGAATAAACAGTAATGGGAGAGGCTACTTATAAAAGCTACTTAGACTTTTTAATAAGTAACTTTTACTATCAAGAATATAAGCATATACTTGATATGAATGAATCTCATTATAACAAGAATCAAATGCTTACTCAGTTATTAATAGATAACGGGTATATTGATTTACTGTTATGATTACTTTTTTGACAGCGGTGGTGGGTCTACTCACCATAATCCTCACCATCTGGTTAAAAAAAGACAAATCACCGCGTCAAAAATATCTTGATAAAATAAATGAGGAATTTGAAAAGAGAAAGAAGGAACGGGATGCGCTTAAAAATTTATCTTCTCTTGATTCTAACAGGCTTGACCGCATTAATAGCCTCGTGCGTAAAGCGAGAATTGATCTTGCTGCCAGAGTCAAGGGAGATAAAAAAGACTGATGCTCTACCAGGTTATATGTGTTTAACTGAGAGCTACTATGATGAGATTCAAAAGACTTTAATTATCTGCGAGGAGCTTTTGAAGGAGTAAGGCCATAGGCAGCTAATCCTTTGCAGCCACATTTCCCTTTAACTTTAATTATTTTAAGTATTTCTACCATTTTTAACTGAGGTTGTTTTAGGCAATCTTCACATAAAAACATTACTTCTTTGCTAAAGCTATTTTTCATTTCCCAGCCTTGTAGGTCTTGGTTGCAGTAATCACAGATCATTGCAGACTTCCTCCTATCAATATCGCCAATAGCCCACCTAATACCCACTCTGACTTTTTTGTCATGCATCGATCGCAATTTCTCATAGGCACCCCATTGGGGTATAGCAGATATGGCTGATATTAATATAAATTTTTGTTTAACATTTCCTCTAGGGCCTTTCTAATTAAAAAAGCCATAGGCGCACCAGTGCGCTTACTTAATTCTTTAAGCCCTTTGAGAATCTCTTCTGTGAGATAAACCGTGGTGATAATTTTCTTTCTGTAAACTTTTGTCACGGGGGTATATTACACTGTTTTTGATAAAAAAAAAGAGCGCTGGAGGGTTAGTCTGCGCTCTCTTTTCTTTTGACAAAAAATTAAATTGACAAAAACTATTTTGTTTAACAAGGTTTAACTAACTTTTAACAAGAGGGGTTAATTATGGCAGGATTTGTAAAGCTTTTCTCATCAATTTTGGAATCAACAATTTGGCGAGAATCGGACAATGTCAGGCTCGTATGGATAACAATGCTTGCTCTTGCTGATAAGCGCGGGGAAGTATCTGCATCAATTCCAGGATTAGCAGACAGGGCAAGAGTTAGTATAGAGGATTGCAAGGAGGCGATTAAAATACTTTCAAGCCCTGATGAGTATTCGAGAACTAAAGACAATGATGGGAAAAGAATAGAAGAAATCGAGGGCGGATGGCAGCTTTTAAATTATTCTAAGTATAGGAAAAAGCTAAGTGAAGATGAGCGTAGAGAGTATTTTAAAAACTATATGAGAGAGAAGAGGTCTGTTAAATCCGAGTCAACAAAGTTAACAAATGTTAAACAATGTCACACAATAGCAGAAGCAGAAGCAGAAGCAGAAGACAAGATAGTATGTAATTCTTATAGTCCTAGCTATAGGACTAAAGCAGATAATAAATACACTAGTAAGGTCAACAAAGTTGACCGACTTTCTGTTTACTCAAATAATTTTGAAAAATTCTGGAATGCATACCCAAACAAGAAGGGGAAGGCGGCGGCATTTAAGGTTTTTGAAAAAAAGAAAATTTCAGAGAAACTTTTAAATTCTATATTGGAAGCCATACAATCACAAAAAAATTGGGAAGAATGGACAAAAGAAGCCGGTCAATACATACCACATCCAGCAACATGGCTTAATCAGGAACGGTGGCTCGACGAAAAAACTGAGAGAGAAAAATATTCCTATGCATCTAACTTAATTGAAAAGTATGGAGAAAAGAAATGAATATAAACGATTTTTTAAAAGCAACAGAGATAATGGCTAAGGGTCTTCCTACACCGAATGTTGCCGATAGATTAGAAGTGCTTTATATGAGTTTTGGTGAGCATCCTATCCAGCTAATCGAAGAAACGGCAAAGGAGTGCGCAAACACACTCGATCGGTTTCCTGTGCCCGCTAAATTTCAAGAGATTATGCACAAAGTTAAAAAACGCATGCCACGAGAGTTGTTTTTAGACTACAAAAAGCCTTGTTCTATCTGCAAAGGGGAAGGAAGGATCTCAATAGAGGCGCATAATCCAGTTTTAAGGCCAGAAGAAAAGGGGGTTGTGGTTTACTGTTATGCCTGCCGATGCGAAAACGGCATTCGATTTAGAGGAAACCATCCGCTTTATCCAAAAACAATACCAGACCCCGATAATTTGTATCAAGAATTAGCCAGAAATCCACAAAAGTTTTTTAAGGGCCTGAATTACTTGAGGAAGTTTAAGATAAAGATACCCCAATCAGCTGTTGATAAAATTCAAAAAGCAGTTAAGGATGCAGAGGAAGTTCCATTTTGAGTCTCGGGATGCCATTAAAGTATAGCAAATTCATGCATAATAGGGCATAGGCGCTGAGATCATGTTTTTGTTGGCAGCAACTACCTTTAAGGCATCTAAAAAGACTCTAATGGCATTTTAAGGCCAAAAGGCGCACATGCGTCAAAAATTCAATAAATAAAACATATTAGTATAATACATTAATATGCTTCAAATAAATAAAAAACATTAAATAATAAAAAATAAGTATTGACAAAATTAAAAAAACAAAAGATAATTTAAAAATAGAAAGAAACAAAAAATTAATAAAAGGAGAAAAAATGAAATATCAAGAAATAAAATCAATAGCAAATTCGAGTAGAGCCGGTTTTTACGAAGAGCTTAACAGCAACAACGGAGTCGACGTAAATCGCTATCTAGAGCTGGAGGAATTTTTTAAAGGCGTAAAAATGAGTCACAGAAAGTTGTCCATAGCGGAAGACAATTTTAACGAGTGTAAAAAAAACATGAGAGGTTTTTGTTTAAGTTGCGGCACTTACAAAGATTTGGTTGAAGGAGATGTTTTTTGTATATCTTGCGATTTAGAAAAAAAATAAAGTAAAACAAGAGGTGATTATGAACAGACGCACAAAAGTACAAGTTTATGAGTTTTTCGGTAAAATACCAAGCGTTTGGGAGGTAGCTGTAGTCGCTGGTTTGGGGATCGCGGTTATAGGTTTGTTGGGGGCGATAGCTTTGGGACTGAACTTGGTTTTAGGAATTTTTATTCGATAGGAGGTAACAGCGAGCGCCTATTTAGACTGGCTAAAATTAACTAGACTAGAAGCTAAGATTTTGGAACCAAAAAAAACTTGCAAATAAATTAGAAACAAATTAAAAGTAAAAACATATGAGTGAAAAATTTAAAACAGCAAAACAATTACAAGATATATACGCCTTTTCGACAACTTTTTTATGGACATTGCGGAAAAAGTATCCGGATTTTTCACCAAGAGTGGTAAGAAAAGTTGCAGGCAAAATACTGTACGACGTAGAAGAATTAGAAAAGTGGTTAGGGGAGCAAAAAGAAAAAGCCTAAGTTGTTGCTTAGGCTTTCGGTGGTAAAAAAGAGAAAATGAACGCGCAAAATTCATTCTCTCTTTTTATAAAAATAAGTCAATGTAATTTTTTGAAGGGAGAAAAACATGTCTTTGTTAAAAGTTGCAAAAAACGAAACAGCATTTTTAAAGGCCGGATTCATGGGCTTCCAGGGGAGCGGCAAAACCTACACAGCCAGCAGGTTAGCGGCTGGGGTCTTAAAATTCGCTAAAGTAAAAAATCCAAAAATAGCAATGTTTGATACAGAAAAAAGCAGTGACTTTTTAGTTGATTATTTTGCCAAAGAAAAAATTGAGTTCTTGGTTGTTAAAAGTCATTCTTTTAAAGCGCTCTTAGACACAATAAAAGAGTGTCAGGAAACAGGCGTGCACGCGCTAATCATCGATTCAATAACCCATATTTGGCGTGAGTTGATGAAATCTTACCAAGACAAATTAAGGCGAAAGTATGGTCTTACTATGGCAGATTGGGGGCCGATTAAAGAAGAGTGGTATCAGTTTACTAACGCCTTTATAAATTCCAAGATGCACATTATTTCTCTAGGGCGTGCAGGTTGGGAGTGGGGGCAAGAAGAGAACGAGGAGACCGGAAAGAAAACTTTGGTCAAGCTTGGTACAAAAATGAAAGCAGAGGGTGAGTTTGGATATGAGAGCGATATCCTTATTGAAATGGAGAGAATTCGTAATGAAAAGACAAACACAGACCTTCACCGTGCGTGGGTTCTTAAAGATCGTTTTGATGTGTTAGACGGGAAGTTCAAGGACGATCCGACGTTTGAATTCTTCTTACCTTACGTTCAGAAGCTTGCCATAGGTGGCGACCACGTTGGATTTGATGCCGCGAACAGCCAGGAAATTTTTGAGAGTCCTGATTTATCAGTCTATGAAAAGAAAAAGCAACGCGAGATTGCTTTAGAAGAGCTACATGCAACACTTACTAAATTAGATTTAGCTGGGACATCAGCGGCTACACAAAAAACTAGAACACTATTGCTTGAGGAGGTGTTCGGTACTAGCTCCAAGACCGCAATAGAGGGTTTGACTGCTGAATCAATTAAGATTGGGATTCAAAAAATTGTAGATAAATCTATAGCAAAACTACCGAGCTCTAATGAAAAAGACATTGATTTTAAGGAGGGGGTTAAATGAAAATCTTAGAAGGAGATCACTGGGTATTTTCTGAGGGCGACCAAGCTTTAGAGATTGAGTATAAAAAAAAGTACTACTCAATTTATCTAAATCGCACTCAAATAAATGATATTAGAGAAATAGCAGGCGAAGACCCTTTAGAGGAAAGAAACGATGATATCGAGTATTAAGTGGAAAGAACACAAAAAACAAGAGGGATAAAATGAACTATTCAAAATTCCTTGAACAGAAGAATTGGTCAGTCAAAATAAGTGGGATTGAGAAAGATGTTTTTTCAGAATTTCTATTTGATTATCAAAAAGAAATAGTTAGATGGGCTTTGAAGAAAGGGAAAGCAGCAATATTTGCTGACACAGGGCTTGGCAAGACCATTATGCAGTTAGAGTGGGCGCAAGCTGTTTTTGAAAAGACAAATAAGTCTGTTTTAATTGTGGCGCCTCTTTGCGTTGCTGCACAAACAGAAAGAGAGGCCGCAAAATTTGGTTATCAAGTAAAATATGTTCGTGATGAAAAAGAGGAAAAGGGAATTTATACAACAAACTATGAGATCATAGACAAATTTGATTTGAGTAAATTTTCAGGGATAGTCCTAGACGAGTCGTCTATTTTAAAGCACCAAGATTCTAAAACTAGAAAAAAGATAACCGAATCATGCGCAAATATTAGTTATAAACTTTCCTGCACAGCAACACCTTCTCCAAATGATTTCATGGAAATAGGCAATCAAGCAGAATTCCTTGGAATAATGAGAATGAGCGAGATGTTATCTACTTTCTTTGTGCATGATGGTGGCGAAACACAGAAGTGGCGATTAAAAGGTCATGGGAAAGATAAGTTTTGGAAATGGATGGCAAGCTGGGCAATAGTTTTTAGAAAGCCTGAAACGCTAGGATTTTATGGTGGGGCAAGTCATGAATTGCCAGAATTAGAAACGCACCATCACACAATAAGCCACAACAAAACTTTAGAGGGGTTTTTATTCCCTGTTACAGCACAAACGTTACAGGAAAGAGTTATAGCTAGGCGCCAAACTGTAGAAGATAGAACAAATGCCTGTGCTAGAAAAGTTAACGAGGAAGCTGGCCAGTGGATTGTTTGGTGCAATTTAAATTCTGAATCATCAAAGCTTGTCGATAAAATAAAAGATGCTGTTGAGATAAGAGGTTCTGATTCACATTCTGTAAAAGAAAAGACTATTATAGATTTTATGGATGGTAATATAAGAGTGCTTGTCACAAAGCCTTCAATATTCGGGTTTGGTCTTAACTTGCAAAACTGCAACAAGATGGCATTTGTAGGATTGAATGACAGCTACGAGGAGTATTATCAAGCTGTCAGAAGGTGTTGGCGATATGGACAGAAGGAAAAGGTAAACGTCCATATTTTTACATCAGATATCGAGGGGGCAGTGTTACAAAATATACAAAGAAAAGAAAGGCAAATGGAAGAAATGCACAAACAAATGGAAAATCATATGAAAAATTTTACTCAAAGTGAATTTAAGAAAACAGAAAGAGAACAGGAAGTATATATAACTGATAACCTAGAAAAAGATCAGTACAAAATATATTTAGGCGATTGTGTCGAAGGCATAAAAAAAATAGAAAGTGAATCAATTGGCTATTCTATTTTTTCACCTCCTTTTAGTTCGTTATATACTTATTCAAATTCAGATAGGGACATGGGAAATTCAAAAAATGATGCAGAATTTTTTAAACACTTCGAATTTTTAGTTAAAGATCTTTATCGAGTAATAATGCCTGGAAGAGAAATATCTGTACATTGCATGAATCTGCCAACATCTAAACAAAATCACGGGTATATCGGCCTGAGAGACTTCCGTGGTGAGATAATAAGAGCGTTTGAAAAAGAAGGATTTTATTACCATTCAGAAGTTTGTATTTGGAAAGACCCAGTAGTTGCGATGCAAAGAACAAAAGCGCTAGGTTTGTTATGGAAGCAACTTAAAAAAGATTCTTCGATGTCAAGAATGGGGTTGCCTGACTATGTTGTCACATTTAGAAAGCCAGGTGAAAATAATAATCCAATTAGTCACACACCAGAGGACTTTCCAGTCGCGCTGTGGCAGAAAATTGCTTCGCCTATCTGGATGGATATTGATCAAAGTAAGACATTAAATAGAGATGGCGCGAGAGAGAACGAGGACGAGCGACATATAGCTCCGTTGCAACTAGACGTAATTGAAAGGTGTTTAAATCTTTACAGCAAAAGAGGCGATATAGTCCTAAGCCCATTCTTAGGAATTGGCAGCGAAGGGTATTGTTCGGTTAAGATGGGAAGGAAGTTTGTGGGATTTGAATTAAAGAAAAGTTATTTTGAATGTGCGAAGAAAAACTTAGAAATGGCGCTAATAGAACAAAAAGACCTATTTAACATCTAAAAAAGGAGAAAGTAAAATGAGAAAGTTAATTTTAGCACTATCATTAATTGCAGCAATAATTGGCGCATATTATTACACGGCAAAGCCTGCAACATGTGCATGGTGTTCACCAGTGCCTTGTTATGGAAGTTGTTACGGTAGTAGTTGTGTTTGTATTAAGGCTCCTGGAGAGTTTTCTGGGAGTTGCTATTCAATAGGGAACTAACATGAGATCAACTAGCCTAGAAGCCTATAATAAAATCAAAGCGCAAGGGCTTTTGCCTCCTAGAAGATTTGAGGTTTATCAAGTGCTTGCGCTTTACGGTGCTCAAACACAAAGCGAGGTGTTTGCTCAATTAGGCTTGATCGGGGAAAAACGTGTTTGTTATACGCCAAGGTTTGCAGAGCTTGAAAGGCAAGGCGTGATAAAAATAGTCGGTGAAAGAGCATGCGGAATTACTGGCAAGAATTGTAAAATATGGGCGACAACCGATGAGCTACCAAAGCCATTCAGAATAGCAAAGAAAATAATGAGTGAGCAGAATTTCGAAGATTTCATATTGTTTATGCGGGATATCGGAGTGCCTTATATTTATTTTAACAAGATCGCCGAGTACATTAAGGAGGGGAAGAGATGAAATGTAAGCACGATGAATATTGCGTTGAACCATTTCTAAAGAAACTTATAAAAGTAAAATGTGTTAAGTGCAACAAGCAAGCAGTGTTTGTTTTAAGCAAAGGAGACAAACTACACTACAGAGCTTTAGAAGAATTAAACAAGAAAACAATAAGCTGCTTGCCCATTCCTTTTATTAAGGAGTGTTTAAAGAAAGATGAACATGAGGATTTGTTTGTATGATTAATAATTGTAAAGAAATTCCAACTATCGTCTATGATTTAGAAGCACTTGCAATTATAGTTATTGATGCAAATGGGAAATCTTGGATAAATTCTGATTAGGCGGAAAAATGAATAAAGAATTATATAAAAATATAATAGGTAAAAAAATTATTTCAGCAGAAATTATAGATAATGTTTTTATAATGAACCTCGGAGAGGTTAAGGTTTCTTTATACGATGAAATGTATCAATGCTGTGAGAAACGTTTTATGCAGACGGATGATGATGTTAAATCTATAGCAGGGGGGGTGTTATTGGGAATTATAGAAAAAGGGGTCATGTTAAGTGATTCATATGCATATGATGATGTTGAAGAAATATGTTTTGTTGAAATTAATACAGATAAAGGATGTGTCATTTTAAAAAACTATAATATACATAACGGTTATTATTCTGGTTTTGATTTAAAAATATGGAGTGGACCGTATGGTATAACCAAGAATGGGCCAGGATGGTAAAAATAAAATCAAAGATAAAGACGAGCATGAAATGGGGTTTTTATGAATTGTAATAGGAGTATTTATAATGTTAATTAGCATGTCAAATTATATTAATCAGCCAAAAAAAATACCAGCAGCTCTACTAATAGCTATTCTATGGCCAATATATGCTATTGGAACAATTAAAAACAAAACAATGTTACTAGCTGTTTCTTTATCAATTATAGGGTCAGGTTGCGCTGAAATAGTTCAAACTGGAGAAAGAGGCATTAAAACTACGTTTGGAAAAGTAGTAAGCGAATCTTTAACCGAGGGCATTTACTTTTACATGCCGTTCACGTCAAACATAGTGACAATGGACACTAAAACTATACGCCTTGAAAGTAAAACGTCATGCTATACAAAAGATTTGCAGCAGGGTGAATTTGCCTATGTTGTTAACTTCTCTCCAAATAGAACCCTTGTTCATAAAATATACACAGATGTTGGTAAAGATTGGGTCGGAAAAATAGTTCCTCAGACAATAGAGGGGTCGCTCAAAAACACAGTTGGAAAGTGGAACGCAGTTGATTTAATTGAGAATAGAAATAAAGCAACAGAACAAGCTAAGGCTGATATTTTAGAAGCCCTGAAAGAGCGCGACATAAATCTTGAAAGCTTCGCAATCACTGGCATTGATTATACCGACGTATTTGAACGTTCTGTTGAGGATAAAGTTGTAGCAATACAACGTGCCGTAGAATCTGAGAATAAAACAAAACAAATAGAAGAAGAAGCTAAGCAAAAAGTTATTGCTGCTAAGGCCGAGGCAGAATCAATGCGTATAAGGGCGCAAGCTTTAACTCAAAACAAAAGTCTTGTTGATTATGAAGCCGTGCAGAAGTGGAATGGTGTCTTGCCCCAATATTCAATGGGTGGAACTATCCCTTTTATTAGTTTAGGGGCTAAATAAGGAGAATAGCTATGAACAAGGGAGAGATAAATTTACTCGACCACTTTGCAGGTTTAGCCATGCAGGCAATTTACGCACAAGTTGGTAAAGAGAGGAACAATGTAGAGATTGCTTGTGAAGCATATGATGTGGCCCAAGCAATGCTCGATGAGAGGGAGAGGATGGAGATTAAATGATTTTCATTAAACTATTATGCACACTAGTTTTATTGCCACTTTTACCTATGTTTTTTATTAAAGGGTGGCGACTATGATTAAAGACCCAAGTATAAAAACAATTGGCAGACGAATACGTGAGGTTAGGAAAAAGCTTGGCCTTAATCAGGCGAAATTGGCGACGGAGGCTGAAATCACGCCTTCGGCAATATCTCAGATCGAAGCTGGAGATAGAACACCATCAACCACCACCTTGCGAAGATTGGCGGCCGCTCTTCAGGTGTCGACGGACTACCTTTTGGGTTCAACAGATAAATCTGAGCTAAAAGATATTCTTCAGGATCAAACCATGCAGAAGTTTTTCCGAGGATTTCAAAACTTGAGTGAGTCCGATAGACAGTTTATTCAAAAGCAAGTTGCTTTACTAAAAGCGCAGTCCAAATCCAAACATTTTTTATAGTCTTTCAGGAAGATTATATCGAGGAAAAATGAGGACGGCTATTATTCTGGTTTTGATTTAAAAATACAGAAGGAGAAAATAAATGAGGCTTTTATTAACCGTATCTTACAATAAAATTCTATTTGCGAAAGGCGCTGATGTATCAGCCATAATTGCAGCTTTAGACGGAGCCAAAATAGTTGAGGAGTCTGGCTCGTGGAGCGGACCTAAGAAATACATCCCAAAAGATGACGTAGATTTACAAGCAACTCTCATCAACGATGACAACGTGATGCTGCCAGAAGTAAACGACGGTGGGGTGTTTGAAAAATTCCATAAGTTAACTTTAGATCGTGATGAGCTTAGACGTAAAAATTATGAGCTAGAGGAAAAATTAAAAAAGATCAGCGAACAAGTTGCGGTGAAAAAATGAGGACGGCTGAAAAATTAATATCAGATTTAATTGATGACAAGCGGTCTTATTGTATGGTTCTTGGGCTTATTAAACAAGCACAGCGCGAAGCTTTAGAGGCGGCGGCGAAGATAGCTGACAATCCAGGCAATCTTTTTGAAAGAGGAGAAACAATTAATCTTGAGAAACAATCTGGTCGAATAGCCGCAGCAATAAGATCTATTTTACATATAGAAGGAGAAAAGTAAATGTTAGAAGAAATGAAGTTAAAAGACATCATTACATTAGCCAACGCATTAGGCGCGAATAGCAACCATACAGCGTATAAAGTTGGCGAACAATATTTAATCCGCACAGTGACGCTTTACTACACTGGGAAAGTTAAGCAGATTACGCCGAAAGAGCTTGTGCTTGAAACTGCGTCGTGGATACCAGACACTGGACGTTTTTACGATTGCCTCAAAGAAGGAAATTTCAACGAGGTAGAGCCGTTTATCGATGATGTTATTATTTCACGAGAAGCCATCGTGGACGTGACCAAATGGAATCATCAATTGCCAACTTCGCAGAAGTAAAATGAACCAATTAATTAAAAGAATTGGTTGGGGATATTCTTCGTCTATTTTTAGGGGTAGGTCTTGGTCTAAGTCTGCGTCTGCGTCTATGGCTTGGTATAGAACTTTTTCTATGTCTTGGGCTTTGTCTAGGGTTTGGCCTAGGCGTATTTCTGTATCTAGGTCTTCATCCTGGGTGAGTTTTAATAAATGAACCAGTTATTTAAAAGAGTTGGTAGGTCTAAGTCTATGTCTAGGTCTAGGTCTAAGTCTATGTCTAGTGCTTGGGAGACTTGTTTGTTTAGGGCCGTGTCTTGGTATGTGTCTTGGTCTGTGTCTAGTTCTGGTTCTTGGTCTGTGTCTAGGTCTGGGTCTATGTCTTGGTCTAAGTCTAAGTCTAGTTCTTGGTCTAGTTCTGGTTCTTGGTCTGGGTCTATGTCTAAGTCTGGGTCTGGGTCTATGTCTGGGTCTAAGTCTAAGTCTTAGAGAAATTGTATGGAAAATGAAGAACATGTTTTGATTTAAAAATACAGAGTGAACCCCACAGGTGAACGTCGTGCTTGCACGTGTGGTCAGAAATGATCCTAGCCTGTGGGGGCTTTATAAAAAGAGGATAATCAAATGAACGGACAAATAAGAGCACACGCAATAATTCTAGACTATTCTTCAGCGGTCGGAATAGCGTTCACTAAAATATCCCATGACAACAAATTACTTATAATGAAAATCGATGGAGATAGTTATGAGTGGGTTGAGCATGATCCTTTTGCCACTGTCTCTTACACGGTAGTCATTCCTGAATATGCCGCGAAAGAATTAACTGAGAAAATTTTAGGCACAGGAATTAAACCAGACCAAGAAGCTAAAAACGAAGGGGAACTAAAAGCTACTAAGAAGCATTTGGAAGATATGCAGAAATTAACCTTTAAACTATTAGAGACTAAAGATTCACCAAAATAAAGGCCATGGTTACACAAATTACGATTATTGCGTGAGGTCCCCAGCACAAGATTGGAGTAGAGGCTTGAAAGAATATAGCAACAAATATCTATATCAAGTCATAAAATTGCTTTGCCAGTGTATATATGAGGATTTACTAGATAGCAATTATGGTAGATTCTTAGAAGAACAGATACTAGGAGAGTGGCTTGAAAGTGGATCTTCAGAGACGATGATTTTTATTAAAAAGATAAGAGATGAGTATTGGGATAAACAATGAAAGAATCTGATCTTCAAAAATCAATTCTGGAATATTTAGCCCTGCACAAAACATTAGGCTTTTTCTGGCGCAACCAGTCTGTTGGGATATTTGACCCGACTAAAAGACTGTATCGAAAGAACAACAGCTTTGGTTCTCTAAATGGAGTCTCGGACTTGCTTGGCATACTCAATAATGGCCGGCTATGCGCCATAGAAGTTAAAATTAAAGGTGGGAAAGTGAGTGATAATCAAAAGAGATTTATTGACGAGGTTAATAAACGTGGTGGGTTAGCGTTTGTCGCATACTCACTAGATGATGTAATTGAAAAGATAGGGGGGATAAAGTGAACAAAATAACAACAAATTACGGTAACCGTGTCTCTGGCCTAGGCATGGTAGCGATGAAAACTACTGCCATGGAGACTATCGAGGAGAGACGTGTGGCCACTCCTCATCTATTAGCAACTATGATTATGCGGCTGATAGCTCATATTGAACGGTTGGAAAATAGAACGCTAGACGATATTGTAGCAAAGCGTAAGTCAATAAAGGCGTCAAGGTCATGAGTAAGCTAACAGCACGCTACAAAGAACCTTGGACAAGACTAAGGGCAATAAACCATGTCTTAGCAGGATTTGCTGTTTGTCATATATCATGGTTTATGCTCGGATGGCATACGTTTACGGTGTGTGTCGGAATCCCATTTGCTATTGAGCTGTATCAGTATTTTATAACAGACAACATGGAGATACACTGGTTTGATCGCACAATGGATGCAGCAGAATGGGTTATTGGTGGGCTATTGGCAATATTAATAGGGTTAATACAGTAAAGGAATTAAATATGAAGTATCTTCTATTCTTTTTACTTTCTTGCAGTTCAGTTCAACAGATAACCAAAGAGCATTTTAATATATATAATTACTCAAATAAAGACATAACAAGCTTTGCCGATTATATTGAAACTTATCGTATAGAGCTTATCCCGCTTTTAATTCAATGCGGTATCGGAGATGGTGGATATGATAAAGTTTATCAAATAATTATAAGTGAATCGCTCCCATATGGAGCAGGAGCCTGGTTTGATCCGCCATACACAATCGCTATTAGTGCAGAAACTGGGAGAATGATTAGTTATTTAGGGCATGAATACGTTAGAGCAGTTCTTTATTGGGATAGTAATGAATTATGGAGTCATCCTTCTAATCAAATAGGGTGGCAGTCTCAATATTTGGCTTGTGCATGGAACGCCGCAGAGACTGTTTCATTGAATTATAAATCAATTGAATAATATTTATTAGGTTATATAATAAAAAAAATGCCAAGAGGAATTCGCAAAAGAAAACCTAGAGAAGGCTCTAATCCTGTAGGAAGACCAAACAAAAGAACTCCAGAAATAGTAAATATATTAATAACGTGTATTTCTAAGGGCTTACACGTAAAAACAGCATGTGGTTTAGCAAAGATTGCTGAATCAGTTTTTTATGAGTGGCTTAAAAAAGATGTAAGTTTCCAAAGTCAAATTAATTATGCTAGGGGCGCGGCTGTTTTAAGGCTTCATGAAAAGGTAGAGCAGCAAGATCCGAAGTTTATTTTAAAGAATTTGGAGCCACATCTTTATAGGGATAAGATAGAATACGAAGCTCCTATTGTCCCTATCCAGATAAATTTTGGAATACCTAGACCGGAGCATGAAATAAATGGATCAAGTACAAATAATACAGCATCCCTACAAGCCGAATCCAACCCAGTACCAGTTTCACGCATCAAACAAGAAGTGGAAGGGCTTTAAGGGAGCGAAAGGTTCTGGGAAAAGCCGTGCACTTGTTGAGGAGTGCATTGCTCTTGCTTATGAGTTCCCTGGCAACGTTGGCGTTATTTGTCGCAAAGACTATCCTGCCTTATCTAGAACAACGATGAAGCTTGCGCTAGAAATTGTCCCGCCGCAAATAAATTTAGGGTTTAATCAGGTACGTCGAGAATTAAAGATTATTTCTAAGGATCATAAAAATCCTTCAACTATTTATTTTATTCAAGAAAAAGAGCCAAAAGAGTTTGAATCATTGGAAGTTGGATTTGTTGCAATAGACGAGGCGGATGAGTGCCCTTACGATACATTTAAAACTCTAAGATCGAGACTAAGAAAAACAGGGCAACCTCTTTATGGTTTGTTGGCTTTTAATCCGCCTAATACACTTCATTGGATACACGATTTTTTTGTTAAAGAGGCTGATAGTACAAAGCAGCTATTTTCAAATAATACCTATGAAAACATTCATAATTTATCAATAGATTATGTTTCAGAACTTCAGAAAACTTATTCAGGGGATGAGCTTAAAAGGTATCTTTACGGAGAGTGGGGAAGTGTTTACACAGAACTTGCAGTTTTTAATAATTGGAGATCTTCTGTTCACATGATGAAATGCGACTATGTACCTGGGATTCCTGTAATTGTTGGTATTGATTATGGAATGATGGCAGGGGCGCTTGCATGCCAGTTAGTGAATGGACAGCTACGGGTTTTAGCTGAATTGTCAGAGTTTAATTCAGGCGCAGATATGTTTAGCCCGAGAATAGTGGAAAGATTTGGGCAGATGTTTGGATCTGGTAAGTTTGTCTATTTGAGCGACCCTACTTTTATCAGCAATAGATCTAGCGTTGATGCAAGGACTATAAAGCAAGTCAGTAAGGAAGTTGCCGGAATTGATTTAAAGGATGGCATAGCTGATTGGATGGAGAGGATGAACTCAGTAAATTTTTTTCTAACCAAGATGTCTCAAGGAGAAGCCAGTTTATTAGTAGATCCTTCTTGTAAAACTCTCATAGCAGGGTTTGAAGGAGGGTATAAATTTAGAGAAAAAAGCACAAGACGCTTAGCTTCTGACGTAGAGGATTCAGAATATACGGCACTGCATGACTGTTTGCAGCATGTGGCTTGGTATTGCAAAAGGCAGTCTAGAAGTGTTAATTTTAATTACGCTCCTTTACAACAGGAGGCTTACGATTTTGGAAACTTGTAAAATCTGTGGCAATGTGCTTAAATCTTTTAGTAATAACTTCAAGCTCTGCGCTTGGTGTCTGGCTGAATTTGACGATCAAGATAATAACTCTTATCTAGAGAGTTATAATTTTGGAGATTATGAAGAAGACGGCAGGCAGTCAAACACCGAAGAAAATGACTGATGAAAATATAGTTCAGAAAATAATCGAATACCGAGAAGTTTCTAAACGATTCAGACATAAACGCCTTTCAATAAATAGAAACAACTGGGATTGTTATAATCTTCGACAAAACTATCGGCACAAAAGAAAAGGCCAATCTAAAGAATTCATTCCTAAGGTTGCTGTAGGTATTGAACATTTAGTAAGTACAATATTTACAGGATTAACCAATAGAAATGATGATTGGTTTTCTGTAACTTGGAATGGTGAAAAAGATGAAATATTTGACGCAACTCTTGTAAGAGAGCTCGTTAAGTATTTTGCAAATGAAGCGATGATAAATTCATTTATTGCTAATTCTATAAAATATGCCGGTTTAGATGGCATAGTAACGGCAAAAGTTGCCAGTGAGTTTGTTTCTATCCCAAGATTTAGCTATGAAAACGGAAAGCTAAAAGACAACAGTAAGTCAAAGCTTAAGAAAAAAGATTTTAAAAGGTTTAAGATATTCCTAGATCTAATCGACTTTATTGATTTTTACGAAGATCCGGCTCCCGGATCGTGACTGGGAAACAGATCGGAAGAGCACACG